GTAGTGAACTCTCCCTCCCCTGACCTTTGACCGGGGTCGCGCGCGCGAAGGAGGCCCGCTCATGGAGTCCATCGCCACCGCCACAGATAGGGCTATTGAGGCGGCGACTCACCTGACAGTGATGGATCAGGGTGCCGTTGAGACTCTCCGGTTCCTCGCCAAGAAGATTGACACCGAGGAGACGCTTCGGGACATGGCCCTTGAATGGGCTGCTGAGGATGAGAAGCGCAGGCCGCCGTCTGTGGACAACGTGTCGATCCCGACATACCTGAAGTTCTGCGAGTCGCTGGGCCTGACGCCTGCCGGCCGTGTCCGACTTGATGGAGAGAAGAAGGGGAACGCTGGTGGCAAGCTCGCTAGCCTCTCGCCAATCAAGCGTCCGAAGCGCACCGCCTAAGCGCATCGGGAGCGAGGCCCCGCGGGTCTTCACCCCGCCGCTGCGGCGACTCACTCCGAGGACATCGCTCGGTTACTCGGTCATTGAGTTCGCTGAGCAGATCCTCGAGATCGATCTCTACCCGTGGCAGCGGTGGCTCCTGATCCATGCGCTTGAACTGTTGCGTGATAACACGTTCCGGTTCCGCAATGTCGTGGTCTTGGTGGCCCGCCAGAATGGCAAGAGCACCCTGTCCCAGGTCCTCGCGCTGTGGTTCATGTACGTCTACGGTTTCGAGTTGGTCATCGGCACCGCACAGGACCTGGATGTCGCTGAAGAGATTTGGCAGGGCGCGGTCGACTACGTGGAGGAGAGTCCCGACCTGCTCGAACAGTGGCAGCGCACAGTCAAGGTCAATGGGCAGAAGTCGCTCGAACTGAAGACGGGCCAGCGGTACAAAGTGAAGGCCGCGAACCGCCGTGCTGGTCGTGGGCTGTCCGGTGATCTGATCCTGCTTGACGAGTTGCGTGAGCA